TTTATACAAACGTTAGCGATCGGTTATTCCCCTCACGACCGCAGCCGGTCGCCGATCAATAACCGTATTCGTTATTGTTGTTGACTACAATATTCAAAAAGATAAATACCTGGCACGACCGCGAGCGGTGCTTGATGAGTCAGTAACCTTGCGTGCGGAGCGAAGACCTTAATCCTTTGGCAGCAGCGTCTGTACTTTTGGCGCCAGCTGGCTCAGCACATTTCTTCGCGCCAGCCAAAAACAGCTGGCGCAGGCAAACCTTCGCGGTGCCAAACGCAAGCGGTGCCAAACAAAAAAAACTCGGACGCAACCGCTCCCGGTTTCGCGACCGCCGGCGGTTTGGCAGACGATGAAGGGTGAGAATTCTGGGAAAAGCCAGGGAGCGCCAGGGATCGGCGGGCGCCAAGCAGAGTTGGCGCCAGAACGCTGGCGGTGCGATGCGCAGCCAAAGGTTTTATGAGCACCGCCGGCGGTGTGGGAGGAAGAATGTATGGATGGGTACGTGGTAAACAACCGTGTCCGTTCATGCAGTTGGCACTGTGATGGTCCAGTCACCACCGGGTGCGGTGTTCGGAATGCACAACCGGGCGCGGTCGGGTGCAGATAACATTTATTGGGGTACAGAAGGAAAACATGAAATCATGGACACAGGAACAGGGAATGGACATATTCACAGTAGAAGCTCCATAACAGTCACAGTGTAGCTACCGCTTCTTGCGCTTGGTGGGGGTCGCGCGCGCGCGCGGCGCGGCAGGCCGCTTGCGGGACGACGAGGACGGGAGGGCGGCCTGGGACAGGAACTTACGTCCCAAGGGAAACTGATCTAAGTCATTGGAAAACCGCTCCCGGAGGTCCACAGACCAAAAGCTCATGGAGGCATACGGGTCCTCGGGCTCCTTAACTGGACCGTTCTCCGGACAGCGGGTGGCCCGCGAGGTAATATAGCGGTACGTGTCCTCCAGCACAGACGAGGGAGGGGGCTGCACGCCGAGATTCCACCCCTCCACAACAGAAGGGTGGTGCGTCTGCAGATGGCTCACGACCTCAGGGGTCAGGGACACTCTACATAGCTGGAATATGAAGGTCAGCTCATATTCCTCAGCGTGCCTCATGTATTCCTTAAACTGGGCACCGTTATAGGTCTCAGGCACCCGCTGTTGGTTGGTAACATTGATACTCAGTGTAACGCCCCGGGTATTGTCCAAGACCGTTACAAACAACTGATTACCCCAACACACACCATTGTTCTGACCCTGCGCCTTGCGTATCCAATAGGGCCTATTGAAGAGTTGGGCATCGCTGGACACTAAAGACCCGCTAGGGGTTCCCCAATAATTATAGGACCCTAACGTAGCCTGGGCCTGCCCGTCAGTGGCCTTCAGATACAGCGAGTCGGGGACCACGTCCCCTATGTCCCCACCACGCGAGAAAAAATGACGCAGATATTGCTGCTCCCGGCGAGCAAAGAAAAACAAAGCATCCCCGGTGGCCTCCTTGGCCATCTTCAGATAGTCGGGATATTTGCACACCGCACCCACTGCATCCAAAGGCGCCTCAGACTTATTTTCCTGCAGGGCGCCAAAATCCATGGCACCGTACCCCATGTCGCCCATGTCCCCGTCCTGTATGTCCGTGTTGCGCAGTTCGATGCCAGGGCAGTCACCCGGCTGGTACTGCACATTGGCACAGCGAGGGGAACGGTGCCAGTGTTCCCCCATGGCCGGGCGGCAGCCCACAATAAGAATCTGAGACTGCTTGACATCAAAGGCCACATTACCTCTGCTGTCCGTGCTGCCAGTACCAGGTTTATAGCCCCCCGAAGGATTTTCAACATCGTTCAGGCGATTGAGAAGGGGGTGGCCCGTGACACCGGTGCCCAGCGGCTGCCCCCGGGAAACATCGAGGCCCACCACGGCCCACACCAAGCGCTCGGAATCAGGGTTGTATACAAAGCCATCACTGAAGGCAAAGGCATTAGGGTCGGGAAGTGTGACCCGAAAGACCCGATACTGATTGGGGGAAACCTTGGGGACCCGGAGCGACCCATCGTCGCCCCGGATCTCCCAGAAGGGGTGCCCGACCGTCAACAAGCGGTCCGATTCGGCGTGGTAGTAATAGCCAAGACGCTGGACATACTCATCGGTGCTGCGGACCTTGGATACGGGGGTGGGAGGCAGGAATAACTTCTGGCTGTTGGGCTTCCAGAAAGCCATCTAAAACACAAAAGAGGACAAGTATCGGCGTTTGCGACGCTTGCGCCGACGGAGGCTAGGATGCAGATAAAAATCTGGCCCGCCATAGTTGCTGTATCCAGGCAACGGAGGAACCAGCGGAGGAGAAGGCGGGCCAAGGTCCTTGGGGTAGTCCACGTAGATGCCTGTGTCGCGATAGTCCGCATCGAACACAGGTGCGGGCGCGCGCAAAGGAAGATCCAGCGCAAGCGGGGCCGCGCGCGCCCGCGACCCGGAGGTGCTTATGACAAGGCGACCCCGAATAACAGGAAGCCACTCCTCCTCCTCAAGAACGGAGGTGTGTCCGCTCTCCAAGCTCTGTGAGTCGATGGAGGATAGGTCAATGACCTCATATGATTCCTGCAATGCTAGGTTCAGGGTGTCCGTGGATGCGCCTGATTGCTCTCCTGCAACATGCGGGTCAAAGGTCCCTGACTGTTCACCGAGGACATCTAGCTCCAGATACTCGTGGGGGTTAATACTGCTAACATCGTGAAAAAACTGGACCTGGGAGCCCACCCCTGTGCCCGAGCGAGTGAAAATGCTTCTGCGCACACCCGGGCGGGACACCCGCAGGCGGCCCGAGGGTCCGCGCTCATAAACGGGACGCCCAAGGTGCACCACATCCCTGAATGCATAGTCGGGAGCAGGGCGCACCTCATCGGGTGCCAGGGGAAAGGCGAAACTGTCCTCATAAGCAGGGTTAACCACATCGAATGTGACCAAACGTTGGGGGGAGGACAGGAAAATGGGGTCATCCACAGGAACAGCCTCAATGAAGCGGCGTGGATATCCCCCGCGCCGTGGCCGTACGGGGGCATCAGGTGTGCGGGGCGTGCTTGTGCGAAACACTTGCAATTCAATTTCCTCGCCCACCGAAACCCCCTCCTCAGCGTGCGTGACAAGAATCACGCTAGACCCCGATGTTTCCCCGTAGGCATTGGAGGACTGCGCGGCCACCTCGAAGGCGGGGTTGGAAAACTGGGACCGGCTGACACTTGTTCTGGCCGTGACCGCAGGCTCGGGAGCTAACTCCAGGACCGCAACCGACGAGGCATCGGAGGTCACGACAGGGGCCCCGCCAGAACCCCCAGGTGGCACACGGGGGATTCCAGTCGGGACCTCCGCGGCCACCTCGACAACATCGACGGTGACATCGCCGGAGGCCTCAACGAGGGGGACGATGGAGGGGTCGGTGGGCCGTACCGCCTCCACGGGGCCTGGGCCCAGTGTGTCGATAATGACAGGCGGGGGGCGGACGCCGCGGCCCCCCGGGCCCACGGCCCCTGGCCGTGCTGGAGCGGGCCCGGTACGGCCACCCAAAGGGGTGTACGGGATCCTGCCCCCGCGGCCCGCCCCGGTACCGATGCCCAGACCCCCAAAAAACACAGCGGAGCCTCCAATTTGCAAAATTTTATCAGCTACCGTGGACCCCTCAACGCGGGGGATAACATCGGGCGGGCAGGTGCCGGCGGCCTTGCATGTTTTATACAAATCGGTGGGGTTGGCGCGCTTGGTCCTACGCGCACGAGCCATAGCGGAAATGGGTGGACCATAAACAAGTGCACAATAGCAAATATCAAAACAATGAAATGGTTAGGACAGAATAGGGTGGCGCGTGTTAGTACGTTAGTTAGAGACCCTCCAACCCCTCATGGGCGGTCACCAGGGCGGGCAGAGGCACCCGGGCAAGGAAGGCGGAACGCTGGGCGGAGTTATCGAACCACAGTAGCAGCCGTGCGGGACCGTTGCGCTGTGACCCCTCCTCCCCGGTCCAATACCAGGTTGTGCTGATGGCACGGAACAGGTGCCGGTGATTGCGCTTCCAGCGGTACCTGCAGCACTTGAGGGTGTTACACGGGCCCCTGAGGATGGCTATTGCCGGGGGACTATCCCTAGCTTGTCGAAGAAGTTGTCCAGGTCCCCTAGGATGTCGGTTCTGAGCGTCCACGCGTCCTTCTCCACCTGCTTCAGGGTGTCGTTCAGGGCCTGCCTCTGCTCCCTCAACGTGGGCCTCCGCCGCCTCCGCGGGAGGGGCTGCGGAGGGGGCAGGGGCTGCTCCTGGTCGTAGATAGAGGGCCCCGGGAGGTGTGTGGTGGGTAGCGGTCCCCACGCGCCTGGGGGGTATGGGAGGTCCGTCGGTGGCAGCCCTTCCAGGAGTCCCCGAAGCCTTTCCGCGGCAGTTGGCGGCCGGTGTAGAGCTGGTGACAGGGTCCAAAGGGGAGAATAGCTCGTTACCATATTCTACCTCCCATAATCCGCTAATGCTGTACCTCCTCGCGTCCGCAGCGAACTGCACATAATAGCGCTTACGTCCCGCGTCCATATAATATAGGCCATAGGCATCTACCTCCCCCGGCGCCTTGCACCAGGTCTCGGTACTGTCCTTGTAGTATATCCAGTCCCATAGCACGTGGCTCGTGCAGTTCTCCGTGTCCCCGTCAAACCTGACCTCCACTGTCTGGCCGCCCTTCTTTAGGCAGCCTCGGGGTTCGGTGGTGTACCGTTCCCAGCTGGTCTCCTGCAATGTCCAGGGCTCCTCTGCGTACTGGGAGTCCTGCAGGCTGAGGAGCAGCAGATGCATCTCTATGGCCTGGTAAGCCTTCTCCCGCGAGATGTCTGCGGCTGGGACAGCCTGCAGGCCAAGGCGGGTGGCCCCTGCCTTCCTCGCACAGTGCAGGATGGCGCACTCCTGCCTGTTGAGCTGCCAGTGCTTAACCTGGCTCCCGAGGTCATTCCCGCCGGTTTCATAGAGGTTCATGAGGGCCTCTTGGACCGCATCTAAACGTGTCCCCAGCTCCTCCATCGTCTGCCTCATCTTCCTGGTCGCTTAGGTCTAACTGTAACCACAACCTTGTAAAGAAACATTTCCAATTCTTATCATCGAGTTCGTACACAGGCTGCCCCTCCCTGTTAAAGGGGAACTCATTTATGAATTTAAAGCAGCACACTCTGCTGTGCAGGTAGCGCCATCTATCGTCCTCCCGTATATCTATATTAGAGGTCACCAAAATAGGGGGGCACTTAAGCTGCGTGGGGGCCCTGTGCTTCACGTCTAGGCAGATGGGGTTCCCGTCCAGGGCATTTCTCAGGTATTCGTCTATATAGTCCCATGTATTCTTTGTGGCGTCATCTATGAGGACCAGTCGGGAGTCCACTATTGGTTGCATCCAAAAGTGGCTTTTGGCATTGGCAAACGAGAGCACCCGTCCCCCCATAAATGATAGCAGGCTCATTGCAAAGGTGGACTTGCCTGTATTTGGGGGCCCGCAGAGCAGCACGCAGTTGCGCTTCGGTGTGCCCTTGAGCAAGTGCGTGAGGGCCGTGAGAAACACTATTACCTCTATGTGCTGATATTTAATGAACTGGATAATGTGCCTCCAGTCCCCCCCGTCCGGGGCGCGCTGCACCCGTTTGTGTATCCAACCCGACATGCTGAGACTGCGCATGATGCCGCGCCTATAGTGCGCGACCATGGTGGCGCAGTCCTTCAAGTGTTTGGCCTGCGCGTTTGTATTGAGCCAGGCTGCGGCGTTTGAATCTGTGTCCGCGCATTTGGCATATTCATACGCTATTGTGCACTCGTCTGTGTAATCATTGTCCAGTGCCCACTGTACCATGGTGGACAGTGTAAATTTCTGCTCTTCCGCTGTTTGGTGATGTAGCATGGTTTGCCTTGTTACCCACTCCGGAAGTTCCCCGTGTTTTTGTGTGGATGTCGCCATGGCTAGACGGAACCAATACACCGCTGCAGGTGTGCTCCGGATCCTAGGCGGTTCCGCCATTATCTGATACTCGGGCACATTTAGCATTCCTTTTAGGAGTTTGTATAGTGTGTCACGGCTTTTCTGGGCCTTGAAGCGTAGCAGCATTAATGCTATTGCCCCTGCCGCGGTCTGTGTATTTGTGAGGAGGCTGCTTTCGCAGTGTTTTTGGAGGCGGAGGTTTGTGCCCTCATATAGTATTGGGGAGGCCCCGAACACCGCTACTACCCAGTCGCCATTGCATGTTTTGTCGCTTTTGAACTGTCTGGTCAGTTCCCCATATGCGACTCCATATGCCTCTTTAAACCGTGCGTGCATGGTTGCCTGTCTATTTGCGCTTTTCAGTATCTGCGTGGCCATTGCACTCGGTCCCGCAAATGCCCCGTCCCCGTCGCCCGGCTGCCCTCCCCCCTGCTCCCCCTGTACCTGTGTCTGTGTCGATCGCGGTGTGCCCCCATGACTACTGTCAGTTTCATAGTGGTCCGGTTCCGACAGCGGCACACCGCTGTCCTGCTCCTGTCCGAACCGAAGACGGCGTTTCACTGTCCTCTGGGGCGGTGAAATTGTTATGGCATGTAGCCGGGGGCTTAGGTCCGCCTCTGTAGGGCCTGTGGGGCTGCTTTGTGTATACTTTCGTTTTACCGCCTGCACCTGCTGCGTGTCCTGCTCTAGGGTTTGCTGATGAAACAGGGCCCGGGAATTCCCCTGGCTGAGGTCTTCTCTATTGTCTATTAATCCCGCTAGATCCTCAAATCCCTCGCTTCCTTGGCTGCTCTCACTATCGCTGTCTGTGCACTCGGCCTCCCGCACCCAGTACCACCCGCTCGACCCTTCCTCGGGGTCGGTACCTGCTTCGAGGGATTCAGGATCCATTGTTGTACCGGCACCGCACGGCGCAGGGTGGGCAGACTATGTCGAAGGGGCCGAGCAGGAGGCGGTGCAGCTTCTGCACGCTGTCGGTGTCGCTGTAGATGACCAGTCTGACCCCCCGTTTGCAGTACCCGCAATATGCATGCACCTTGTAGGGTGCACGTCTGTCGGGCTCCGCCTCCTCGGGAGGTAGCTCCTCATCGCACCACAGCTCGTCTGCGACGGTTGGCTGCTCCTCTAGAACAATGTCCTTAAGTGTCGCCTCTTTCCCAATCATTATCAGCTTTAAGGCAGAAACGGCACCGCGCCTTCCACCGGCCCCTCACAAGGTCGAAGTACCTCCCTCCTCCTATCGCTGACAGGATCTCAGTTGTGCCTAACTTGCGCAGGCACAACGGGCAACGAATGGGCAGTGTTAGGACCCCTGCGCCGTATACAGTGAGCAGCTCCTGTCCTGTGAGGGACCCCTGGTAGTAGTGCCGCCTTTCGTGCCGCGCGGCCGCACGCGCACAGCGCCCGCAGCAGCCGTGCGCGTTCCCGTGTTTCCACTGCAGTTGCAGGGTCTTGCTGTCAAAGTCTTTGCGGTCCTGCTCCGACATGAAGCGCCCGCAGAATGTGCAGGGGAGGAGGATGTCCTCCTCCGGGATGCCGAGCCGTCGGCACCACTCCTGGATGGTGGTTGGTTGGGCCATGGTCCCGTTTGGTGGTGCCCCGAGCAT